GACAAGCCGCCGCGTGATCTCCCGCCGGTACGCAAGCGAATTCTTTTCATGCGGCGCGTATAAATGCACCTGCGTCAGATAGCGCCAGTGTTGCGCATCATCGTCCCCGAAATCTTCCGGGATAGCCGTATAGTTGAAAACGATGTATTCCGTCGCTTTGCCCTTGTAGGTATCAGCGGCGACCGGCAGGAGGTCGGAAAACATCGTTTTCAGCGTTTCGTTGACATTCATGCGCTTGCCTCCTTGAATTCAGAGCATTCCAGCGTGTAGAATTCGCGCGCGTCCGTGTATGCCCGCTCGACCTTGTATTCCTTGCCGCTGAACAGCAAACGTTCCTGATTGCCATAATCGCCGTATCGGACTTTCACGGTTATTGCAAGATCAATGCCGATCTGCTTTGCGGCGTAGAATTCCGTGCGCTTGACGGATTGCACGTCCGCGAAAACGCGCGTTTCCTTCACGACTTCCGCCGGGTATCCGTCCGCGTCCGTGTCCGTGACTACGGCGCGGAGTATCACGACATCGCGCCAATACACGGGCTAACCTCCTTCCGCGACAATGTATTTATCCGATAGCGTCAGACCGTTCCGCTGCTCTTTGTACGATGCGCGGTATCGCTCCGCATCATCGTTGTCAAGCCCGAATTCAGCCTTTACGTACGTTTCGACCGCTTTCAGAATCAGCGGGTCAGTTTCGTCGTTTGCTTTTTCCTCAACAACGCCGCCGAGCGCAAGGTCTGCGCGGGCGGCGTTGATGAGGTCGGTAATTTCATTGTCGAAATCGTCGGTTGTCAGCCGCAAACGTTGACGGATAGCCGCGATATATTCGCTGCTAACTGCCATGTTCAGCCCTCCGCGTTACGCCGTGGCTTTCGTAAGATGCACGAATGCGCCGAGTCCGGCGACCGGCTTGCAGTCAAAGACGCACGCGCCGAGGTAGTCAATACTGTTGGTCGCAAGCCCGGAATGTTCAGAGCGAACAACCGTAATGTCCTGCGAATAGTTGCCGATGATGTACTCGAAATCGCCGTAGTACGCTTCATGTGCCGCAAGCGAACCAGTGAAGTAGACCTCCGCGCCCATGATGTAATACTTGCCGCCTGCGAATTCGATGAGGTTGTTCTTCGACTTGTTCATCAGCGGGAAGAAATCAGTAAAGAACGTCGCCTTGTTCATGCACCAGACGGCATTTCGCTCATAGCCGGACGCAAGCATACCGTAAAGCGAAACTACATTTTCTTCTGTCAGGGATGCCGTTTTTGCAACTGTCACCTGATCTGTGCCGTCCGTGTACGCGCCGCTTGTACCCTTGCCCGCGACCTTCACGCCGCCCGGCTGATCGCTGCCCGTACCCGTGAAGATGTAATTTTCAATCTTGCGGGCGATGGATTCGGCAATCACTTCGACAATGTAGCTTTCAAACGCGGACAGCGCCATTTCGGAAGATGCGCGGGATGCCTTGACCAGCTTGACGATTTCGTATCCCGTCAGGGAAACGGAGGTCAGGCTGTCGGAAGCGGCGGTAATGCTTGCGTTCTCCGTGTGAAGCGCCGCGTCACTGTTCGTGCCTTCGACGGCGAATTTGAAATTGCCGGGGACGTGGAAGATTTTGCAGCGCTGCAAAATCGGGGCGACCTCGTACATTTTCTTGATGATCTGATTCGCAGTCGTTTCCGGGATGATGGGCAGCGCAGAGTTTGCAGCGGTCGAATACGCGCGCTGTTCATAAACGCGCTTTTCATCGTCCGTCAGGGACTTGCCCTGCAAGGTTTTCAGCCATGCGGAACGATACAGCTTTTCCGTATCCTCTACGGGCAGGCTGCGGGCGGCGACGGGGTTTTCGATGGGATTGCCCGTAGCCGAGCCGGAATTCAGCATACGTTCGATTGCCTGACGCTTTTCGAGTCCTGCATCTTCCTCATTCAGTTCGCGCAGTTCCTTTTCCAGCGCGTCAATGTCGGCGTTCTTGTCATCGGTAAGCAGCTTGCGGATTTCAGCCTTGCGCGCGGCGATTTCGGCGCGTCTTTTCTCAATGTTCATGTTTTTACCTCCATAAATTCAAAAAATGTGGGTTTTCAGTATGTCAAAGCTACCAGACGTTTCCTGCGCGCGGCTTGCTCCAAAGCCGCCAGTTCCTTTGAATGCTCCACTTCAAAGAAACTGCGCGCGGAAATTTCTGTGTCTTTGTACGCGGGAATATCCACCGCCGACACGTCGTATAGCTTCTTGACCTTTGTGATCGTGCGGGTATGCGTTACGCTGTCATACTTGGATTCGCGCACAGAAAAGGAAAAGGACATTTTATCGACATACCCGCCGTCGATTTCCTCATACAGTTCGCGCCCCGCCTGTGTGCCGCCGAGGTCGGCTTCCATGTGCAAGCCGCGTTCGTCGATGGTCAGCGTAAGCGTTTTATTGCGCAGACGGGCGACCACCTTGCCGCCGTGATTGTAGTTAAAAATCACGTCGGACATATCGCATTCGTCAAATGCGTTGCGGTCAATGACCTCGGAATACTTCACGCCGTCGTATTCAAAAAGAACCGTCGGCGTGTCAAACACGACCGCCGTACCGCGCACGCGGTATTCGTCCTTTTCTTCTGCGCGTGGAACGAGGGAAAAATCCTGCACGGCGCGGTATTCGCGCCCTTGTTTCATACCCATAACGTCAAGCCTCCTTCGCTTCTGCGCCGTCCGGCTCTGCGGGCGGCGGGTCTTTTTCGTTCTTCGGGTCATCCGGCGGCGTTTCGCTGTCTGCGCCCGTCTGATACTTGTCGGCAAGTTTTGCATTTACCATGTTCAACGTCTGGACGCGGCGCGCACCTTCTTCGCCGCCGATTGTCGGCATATCGAACATCGTCAAAATCTGGTCAAGCGTCGCCGCGCCGATCTCCGTCAGGAATTTCGCCGCCGTCACCTTTTCGGGCAGCGTTGCAAACTGCACGGAATTTGCGGCGAAAATGATGCGGTTGCCGTGTCCGATCTCCCGTTCTGTAAACAGCACGTTCGTGAACGCCTGCGTTAGCTTGCGGAAGAACGGCGCGATTTCGCCGCTGTAAAAAGCCTGTTCCTGCTGCGGGGTAGCTGTGTTTTCGACGATCTCTTTTGAAACGCCGAGGTAGTCGTAAATTTCCGTCTTGATGTATTCAAGCTGATTTGCCGGAATCGGCGTTGTCTTGTCGTTCAGCGGCGTATAGTCATACTTGGAATCCGTGACCACGATGCCCGCGCCGTTGTTCTCCATGCGCAAATTGTCCCGTACGAAATCGTCACGGCGGCGGTTCAAATCCTCATTTTTCACGGCGTTTGAAACTTTCAGGATGCCGCGAATGACGGCGACGAGTTCGGCAAACTTCGACATAGACTGATTAAACGTGTTCGCCGTTTTCAAAACAGGATTCAGCGGGCGGTTGTCATCCCCGAAAATATCGTTTTCGAGGAAATGTCTGCGGATGTGGATAATGCGGGAATACTCGCAGATATACGACGCGCCCGTTGCGAATTTGAACCGGCAATACAGCGTTCCCATATATTCAAGCAGTTCAAAATACTGCGCGTTGATGGGATAGATCGCCACAAGCCGCCGTTGACTGTCAAAGACGGGATATGCGACGGCGTTGTTGTAGACCTTGTATTGTGCCGCCAGCTTGTAATAAAAATCAGCCGCCGTCATGTACGGATTCGGCTGATACTGCAAGATGCGGTCAACGTAGTCATTGACGGATACCGTCGTTTCCGGGGACTGCCGGACGTGGCGCGGCTGCGCGGTCGATGCGCGGCGGGCGAATGCGTCCACGGCGGAACGAACCGTGTTAATATCCCACATATTGCCGGAATACGGCGAAAAGGTCGATTCCCACGAACTAAGCAGCTTGTACGCATGAAAATCCTTGTCGCTTTGCTGCTTCTTCCCGAAGATCGACTGAAATAGCCCTCGTTTTTCTGCCATGTTGTCACCCCACCAAATACATATAGTCCTCGAAATCCCGCACATAGATGACCCACGCATTCAGGAGCGAAACCGCTCCGTCAATGCGGCGCTTGTCGGAAATCTTTACGGGCTGGATATTGTTGACCCCGCTTTTCTTGACTGCCGTGTTCGTCAGACACCAAAGCAAAACGGGGTTTTTGTTGTAATTCACTTTTTTGTCTGCGAATGCTGCGCCCATTTCGCGCATCGGCTGCGACCATGTAAACGGACCCTGCGCAACGGCGACCATTTCAAAGCCGTTGGAGGTCATTTCATCGACCCAGTAACCCGCGAGGGCGCGGTCATATCCGACTTTGTACGTGTCGATCTTGTATTCGTCGCGCATCTGGCAGAACCACGCCGTAACATCGGAATAGTCCACGCGCACGCCGTCGCATACCGTCAGCAAACCACGGTCAGCCCATGTTTTATAGGGCGCTTCCTGCGTGTTGTGTTCGTCCAGCATTTCCAGCTTCTTCGCCGGTAAAAAGTAATGCTGTAAAACGTAAATTTGCGGGTCATCCCCGGATTTGCGAATCAGGAGCGTCGCGCACGTCAAGTCAGTTGTCGCGGATAGGTCACAACCGCCGATTGCGTACGTGTTATACACGTCTTGCATGGTAAACGTCGCGTCGCTCTTTACTTCGTCGTAGCTTAACCACGCCGCCGCTGTCACGGATTTTACGTTGAAATCCTTGCAGAGAACGCCGGGTAAATCTTCCGGATTCTTCTTTGCCCGCTCGACGAATGATGCCAGTGTAGAATAACGCTTGATCGTTCCGAGTCCCGGATTCGCCTTTATCCACGCTTGCGGGTCTGTCCATTCGGCGCGGTCATCCAGTTCATACAGCACCGGCAAAAACGTATCTTCCGTTATCTTGCCGTCGGCTATGTTGCACGCCAATTCGTAAATGTTATCAAACACGGATTCGCGTACCGTGCCGGATGTGGTAATCATAATCACGATGGGCTGTCGGCGGCTGGAGGTCGATTGCTTCATAACTTCGTACAAATTGCGGTCACGAATGGCGTGCAATTCGTCGATGATAACCGCGTGGGAGTTTAGACCGTCAAGCGTGTTGGAATCCGACGCGAGGGCTTCAAAGATGGATGCCGTCGCCGGAAAGTAAATATCGTTCCGGCGCTTTTTGATGATCGCGCGCAGTTCCGGCGACTGCTTGACCATGTTGACGGCTTCGGTTAGCGTCTTTTTTGCCTGATCTTTTTTCGTCGCTACGGAATAGATTTCCGCCGCGCCCTCATAGTCCGCGACAAGCAGATACAGCGCGATAGCCGCAAGCAGCGTCGTTTTTCCGTTCTTTCGGGCGACCAAAAGCAGCGTTTCGCGGAAGCGCCGGTATCCCGTGTCTTTTTCAAGCCAACCGAATAGCGTCTGAATGAACGCCTTTTGAAATAATTCCAGCTTCAACGCCGCGCCGAGTGTACCCTGTGACTGCTTGCAGAATTGCTCAATGAACAAAATCGGGCGTTCCCCGGTTTCTTCGTCGAAATAATACGCTGAATCATCCGGGGGCGCGTCCATTTCCTGCATCAGCCGCCCGTAAACAGCTTTGACGCGGCGGCTTGTGACGATCTCGCCGCTTGAAATCCGCCCCCAGTATTCGCGCACATAGTTCATTATCTGCCCGCCGCTTTCGGCTTCGTAATAAACTGCATCAGTTCATCGCCCGCCGTTTTCTTTTCTTTTTCCGGCAGCAGGCTGATAAGCTGATTTGTCAGCGTCGAAAACGATTTGATCGTCGTGTTATAGGCGCGTAGGGCGGGGGACTCCCGACGCATTTTCTGTGCGCCCTGCACAAAATCTTCGATAAGATCGCCGTTGTTGATCGCGTCGGCAAGGCGTTCCAGCGTAACCGACGTGACCGCGAATTGATTGATTAAACCCTCCGCGAATTGCTTCTTTTCTGTGGGTAAATCACGGAAAAGTTTTTTAATTTTCCGCTTTTTCGCGTCAATTTTTTCAGGGTTTGACATATCTTCGTATGTCTTTTTTTCTTCCGCCATATAATGTATGCCACCTCCTGAATTTTGCGTTACCCCCCCTCATGTGCGCGTCCGGGTCGGTTCTTCCGAGGATTGAGGCGCGGTTGCTTACCGGGTATCTATTTCGGCGCACCCCGGGGGGGTATGTGGCGCTGTGATAATATTTCCGTCTGCATCGAAAGCGAGGCCGTCGGCAAGCGGCGGCGTTCCCTCGTGTATCAATGCGTGACACGTCCGGCAAACTGTCTCGAGGTTATCCTCGCCGAGCGCGATTGCCGGGTCGTCGATGTTCCTCGGCGTGAGCTCTATCTTGTGATGCACGATAACGCCGGGCTCGCCACAATGGACGCATAGCCCCGCGTCGCGCTTGAGAATATACGCTCGCGTCCGCCTCCATGCCGGAGACTCGTAAAATGTTTTTGCAAACTCTCTCA